TTATGCTCCTGGTGAGCCGAAAATACCTCTAGGGTCTGAGAATCCAAATGAATATCTCTCTCTAGCTTTGTATCTTACGTTACCAGTATCAAAATCACCTTCCATTGAAGTTTTAATCGGTGAACGATTAAAATGCTTCAGACCGTTTGGTGCATCTGTCTTTAAGAAGAATGCGTCGGTATCAGTTAAGTAATGATTTATAACGTATCCGCCAGGGATCATTCCCATGTTACCGATAGCGTTAAGATCATTATCTGATGTGCCAACTCTTAATTGACTCTTCATAAGTCTTTCTGCAACAAACTGAAGATTGACCGGAATGATCATCTTAGTAGGTTTTACTGCTACTTTTAAACCACGATTGTCAATAAAGCCTGCGATGTCAATTAATGACTGCTCTAATGATGTTTCGTTTAAATCAGCAGATGTTGATAGTTCGTTAGCGTAGTTACCACCTGACACTGTTAAGTGTGCAGTTGAACAAAGTTCAACACCGTCACCGCCTGTGAAAGAAGAGTTAAAAGCATTGTTTAAAATGTTTGCACCCTTAATTTCTTTAGCGTTAGACATTGAACGTGCTAGAGCTTTTGTGTATCTAGAGCTAAGGCTATCGTAAAGGTTATCCTCTACTGCTTCCTCAGTGATCGCAAATGCTAAAGCAATTGTTTCATGTGTGTAGCGACTAGTGTGAGCTTCTGTAGCATCGTCAAATTGTACGCCTGCTCCTTCAGCTTTCACTGGTGCTGAACCGAACCCAGATAATTCGACTTCTTCTTCAAAAGCTCTGTCTGAACTTTCGACATCAAATATCTGTGCCCATTCCTGCTCGTATCTTGCATATTCTAGACCGAATAATGCATTAAGACCAGGTTCCAACTCTTTGACAAGTTGACTTCTTGATATAGCCATCTATTAGTCCTTCCTATTAGATACCAGCAGTATTAGCATAATGAAGACCTTCGTTAATTCTAACGAGATAGTTTCCATTTGCGCTTGCTGTGTCATTGTTTACTTCAGTTGTACAAACATCTACGATTCTAAACTGTGCTGTAGCAGCAGTAATTGAACTTGAATCTAGCTCTTGCTTTGAACGTCCTGTTGCTGTGCTACCTGCGTGAGTAGATACTAAATCAGCATTAGAACCTCTATTGGCAGGCCATGAGGCTCCAATATTTGTGCTATCTTCTTGTGCTTCGTAGACCACGTTTGGGTCGTCTATTACAAAGGCTACTGCATCAGTTGCTACTGTGCTAGCAGGCCAGTGTTTTGAGAATGTAGGTTCTCCTGCGGAATTAGTAAAAAAACATCCGTTGAATACGCCTATTAAGTTAGTAGCTGCTGCTGCTCCAACGGTTACTGTACCGTCAGTGTGCAATTCAACTGCATCGCCTGTAAATATATTTGTATTATATTCACTTGCAATTCCATAACTTGTTTGGCCACCATTAAATGCTGCTCCACCAATCATCTTTGCAGGTCTAAACCCGAAAGGGGCATCGTTATTTGCCATGGTTAAGTCCTCCTATAAAACCAGTTAGGTTTTTATTGTTGTTATAAGTTATAGTGATAGGAGGCATTTTAAGAATTACTTCTTATTTCCTCTACCACCACCAAAAGTAACCCTACTATTCCTTTCAGAAGAGATGGGCATACTTCGATGCTGCTCTTTAAAAAGATTATTATCAACAGCTTCTTCTTGAGTTTTTGTCTGTTCGGCAAAATACTCTGCTCTTGATTCAACAATCTCGTTAGGTATACGAGCAAGCACTAATCCACCTACACCTATAATTCCTGCATGCGAGCCATTATCAATAGTTGGAGCGGCAAAGTCTGGGTATTCGTCAGCTCGAACTAGCTCAAAACCTTCTCTTAGTCTTGCGGCCATGTTCTTCCTGTCGTCTGTACCTAGAGTCTCTGCTCTAATCCACCTATGTTTAAATCCTGGCGGTGCTTCAGGCGCTTCTAAGCTTGATGGTGGGCGCCAAGGTTGATTTCTCTTTGTTTTTTCACGAGAATTATCAGTGCGTGAGGTCTTCTTGGTTGTATTATCTTCCATTGCTATTACTCCTTCACGTATTTAGCGTATTCTTCCAGAGGTACTCCAAGTCTTTTGGCGATATGAACTTGGCTCGGGGTTAGTCTAACTGTTTTGCGTCCAGATGATTGCGCTGTTGAGCGACCAGCAGATGCTACAGATTGAACGGGCTTTGTAGCGCCTGTGTTTTGAACCCCATCAAATTTATGGGGAAACTCTTTTCTCATCCTAGAATCAATCTCAGAATAGTAATCATCTGAGTTCGGATCAAAGCCTTCTTCAACTACTTTTTTATGGACACCAAAACTAGCATAAGTCATTGCTTCGTCTTGACCAAACCAAGTGTTTTTCTCGGCCCAGGCTTCTGCCTTAGGATCTTTACGTTTAAGAGGTTGTTCAACAGGTATTTCTTGTTGAATTTCCTCTTCTTTAGAAACTTTCCTAGCTTCAGTTGTAGCTAAAACCCTTTGATTGTCAATAGCTAAGTTAGCGAGAGACGCCTGTGCTGACACTTGTGCTTCAACATCATTAGACTCAATTGCTCTTTGTAAGTCATCCTTGACTTTAGCTGTTTCAATCTCTGTTCTAGCTTTATACTCATCAATATAGCTATCATCTATACTGTTTTTTTCAGCTTTTAACTTTTTGTTTTCTTCTGCAACACGCTTTGCGTATTTAAAAGAAGCTTCTTCTCGTCTTTCAGTCTCACGAAGTTTTCCTGTAAGTTTAGCTATTCTAGTTTTAACTTTATCACTATAATCTTCTAACTCACCTTCTTTGGCTTGTGGTTCTTGTATCTCTACTTCAGGCTTATCATCTTGTTTTACTTCAACATCAACGTTATCACCTTCTGTAGGAACATTAACTACAGGCTCTTCGAATGTCGTATTTATTGCTTGTTCAGGCATGGTTCCTCCATGTTAATATAAATGCAGTATATCCTCAGGATTACTGATTGTTGCTAAAATTTCGTCATCATTTAAAATACGAATTTCTCCACCTTCAATTTGAAGACGAGAACCTGCATATCTACCAAAGATAACCCAGTCTTTCTCTTTACACCACGGACCTTCCGGGAATTTGTTTAAATCTTTATAAGCATCAGGACCCACTGCTAATACATAACCACATGTAGTAGTTACTGATTGCATTTCTACTGTTTGATCTGATAAAATAATACCACCTTTAGATTTACCTGTACCTTTGTAAGGTAATATAATTATTCTCCAACCTGTTGGTTTAGGTAGCTTATCTTTTATATTTTCGGGATCTAATTGTTTTTGTTTGACTTCTTCAGTCGCACCTTTATCAAAGTTTAAAACTCTGTCAGGTATCTTTGTGCTCTTCGACATTTATTCTCCTTTTTTGCAAGAAATCTTGTGTTTCTTGTTCAATATAATCTAATGACTTTAACTGTCCTATTAGATTACTATAAGTATTATAGTCTTGAGCACCACCTGTCAAGATAACTTCGCTGATATCTTGTCTCTTATTTCTAATGGTTTTGTTTATAAATTCTAATAATTCTATTGGATCCATATGTTACTTTTTAAATAATTTTGCAGCTCCTTGTGCACCTTTTATTCCAAAACTTGCACTTATAGCAATGTATAATAAATTGTGGTAATACGATGGTAAATCCTGTAAGGCAACAAAGCCTTTATGAATGTGTTCTTGCCAAGGTGTGAATACTAGCACGGCAGGTAAAAGTAACACTACTAAACTTACCTCGTCTTTCCACGACCCTTTCATCTGATCTACTGCCGAAGCCTCCCAAGCAACTTTGCCTGCGATTTGATCTTCTTTTAACTTCTGAGTTGCTTTTATAGTTGTAAGTTTTAATTCTGTCTTAGCTTTTTTAGTTTCTATATATCCACTGACGGCGTTGCTAGCAACGCCTATCAATGGCTTTAATAAAAGGGATAGCATTTAGCTAATAACTTTAGATAAAATAATTATAGCAACTACAGCAACCACACCAGCTTTAATCCAGTCTGACATACCCCAATCGTTCCATTCTTTTATCCATCCCCAAACATCTTTAAGTAGTTTCATATTACTTCCTCCTTAGTGTTTACAATTATTACAATTGCAATCTGTTATAGGGCATACACTATCATTTGCACAATGGCAATAGTGTTCACAATTTTTACAGTTACAATTTTCGTTTGACATTATTTAAACTTCACTGTTTTTTTGTAGCCTTTGCCACCTTGTTCTACAACTTCAACGTCTCCGCCGTCCTTATACATCATTCCGCCACCCATCATTTTTTTAGCGTAACCACCATCTTTATAATTCATCATTCCACCACCCATCATTTTTTTAGCGTGACCTCCGTCTTTATAATTCATCATTCCGCCACCCATCATGCCAGGTATTTGAATCTCTTTTGGCATTCTAATAACTTCGTCAACTTTTACATTACCACCTTTATCATAACCCATTATTTTTTTAGCAACGTCAGGTCTTTTTGATGCTAGTGCATTCATTCCTTTGGAAGGATATTTTCCATTTTTATTCATCATCTACTCCTTAGTGTATTGTTCTTGGTTGATCATCAAATCCTAGTTCTACTATTTGTCTAAATAGCATTTTTGTTAAATCTTCACCGAGTGCTTCAGTATATAGTATTTTTGCTGTATTTAAAAACGCATTCGCAACGAAAACTGAATCATCAGGATGCTTTGTATTATCTTCGGCTAATTTATAGGCCTTTTTCATAATATCTGCAGTAAGATTGTTTAAATAATCATCTTTCATTAACAATTCCATTTCCTTAATGCTTTATTAATCCTTGAATTTGGATCATTTGCTGTTTTTTTACTAGTTAACTTCTTTTTCATACCTTTCATTCTAGCACAAAAAGAAGCTCTCCTACTAGAATCTTTTGATCCTTTTTTTAATTCAGAGGGTTTTTTAGTAACTGCTTTTTTAAGTTTAGAACCAGGATTAGCAGCTCTATATGAAGCAATACCTTTAGCATTTAATCCTCCTGATTTACTTTTACCTTCTTTTCTTGTCCATGCAGGTGTCTTTGACATTATCTCATAGCCATACCATAACCACGTACAGCCAGCCCTCCTGATTTTGCTTTAAATGTTTTAACATTAGTTGGTTTACCACCTGGGTTACCTGCATCTCTTTTGCGTTTGACTGCTGATGATTTTTGAGAAGAACTCATTTTTTGAGCTTTAGCTAAAGGAACACATTTAGGGTATTTTCTACCATCTCCTTTTTTTCTTCCACATGGTTGATACTTACCATCTTTTTTAGGAGCTCCTATATCAACCCACTTTTGATTAACCCACTCTCTAAGACCAGACATTATGAATAACTAGTTGATTTTCTTTTATTTTCCATTACAGCGCCACATCCTTTTGCAATACCACCAATATTCATGTTAGAAACTTTTTTTCTAGCTTGTGAAAGCTTATTTCCATCACCAATCATACCACCATCGGCTTTTTTGTTCTTTTTACCTCCTGGTGTTACCTTGCCTGAACATACTGCAGACGCATACATGTTAGCATAAGCTGAAGGATAAACCTTAAACTTACGTTTTGCTGCAGCTTTACCTTTTGCACATAATTTTGCCATTTTATATCCTATCCTTGTTCATCTGTGACTGCTTTATAGCCACATTTTCTCTTTGTTGTTCTTTTTTAAGTAATCTATCTTGTGTTCTCTCACTTCTATCCATATTGCGATCTCCTTCAGCTTTGTCAAGAGCTACATTTGCCTTTAACTGAGCTATATCTTCTTGAGATTGCATTCTTTCTCTGTCAACAGAATCTTTTTGTTGTAGTTTTTTCTCATCTAAAGCTTGTTTTTCGCCTTGTTGCATAGCTTTTAGCTCTAAATCGTTCTTTTTTAAGTCAATTTCTTGTTGTTTTAGTTGAACTAGTGGATCTGAACCTGTTTCATCAAACATTTCTTGCTCTTCAGCTACCATTTGTTCAATTATTTCAGCTATTTTAACTGCAACAGCACTTTCTGTTCTTGATTCAATCTGTTGTTGCATTTCAGGAGGTATTTGTCCTCCTGTTTCTTGCATAATCTGTTCTATTTCAGGTCCCATCTCTTCTTGTACAATGTTTCTAGCCATAAATCCAACATGTTCTGTTATATGTGCCTGTAACATTGCCATAATTGGAGGTTGTTGCCTTACTAAACTTGATGACATGAATGCTCTATGACCTCTAATATGTGCAGAATGATCTTGTTCGGGAAACGCCACTGGTTTTTGTGCTGCAAGAGCACCTGCATTTTCCATGGCTGGATCTTTGGGTTGAGGTTGAGGTGGAGGAGGCAATACTTTTTCAATATTTTGAACTCCAAGAGCTGCATACATTCTTCTGTATGCTTCGTGTAAATTATGCATCTCAGGCTTAGACTGAGCAAGTTGTAACTGTGTTTGTGCAAGTGTAACACGTTGTGCCATAGAAAATATGTTTGGATCTGACACAGGTATGACATCAACTCTATCGTCGAAGTCTGTTTGCTTAACTGTTTGATTTCCACCTGCAACCATGTATGGATACTCAGGAGGTAAATACTCTGAAAATACTTTTGCTAATAAATTAAACTCTACTTTTTGTGCATAATGTAATCTTTTATGAATAGCTGACATAACTTTCATACCACGCTCTAAAATAGCCATGGTAGTTCCAACAGGTTGTTGCTGACTTCCACCTTCCCCCATCATCATGTCTGTAACGCCTGCAAATCGTCTACCTGCTTCTGTTACAAAACCTAATAATTGAAATAATGTTGCACTTGGTTCTTTGTATGGAAGAGGCATCAAAGAGTCACGTAAGTTTCCTCCAGGTGCATCAACATCACGCCACTCACCAGGGCTTATTGCTTCATCATCGTCTCTAACTCTTAGACCTCTTGCTTTAAATCCACCTGGTAAGTTTGATAGAGTTCCTGCATCAATAAGTTGACGTAAAGCTGCTGTAGCGGTTCTTGATAAACCACCAAGCATGTGAATTAAACCAAAACCATAAAATCCAAGACCGGGTAAAAATTTGTAATGAGTAAAATATTGTTTCTTTTTTCTAAGTGAATCTCCTTGATTCCAATTTCGATAAATAGATAAAACTTCTCCTGAATCTTGATCAACTGTTACAATGTAAGGTAGCATTATACCTGTATTATTATTTTCAGCATCTTTATCTTCAAAGCCAGGAATATCTAAATCAACATGCATCTCCAAAAGATTATGTTCTTCTTCACTAAAAGATACTTGTTCAACTCCTGATATTTCATCTTGTTTTTCTTTTATTTCTGAAACACTTGTTCTAGAAGAACTAACATCAATATCACGATAAAATCCTGATACTTGATTTTTTCTTAAATCGTTGTTTTTCATTTTAACAACGTGAGTGATACGCATACAACTTTCTAAGTCCGAAATAAGATAAGGAACTACTAAATCTTCTGCAGGTATAAACTTAGATACGGCACGTTCTAATGTTCCATCATAATAAATCTTTTTAAAAGCTGAACCTGCAAGAGGTAAATGAAATAACATTTGATCAAGTTCTGGGTCAAACTCTTGCATAACATTAGTTATTTGATAGTTCATAAAATTCTTAATACGTTCAGATTGTGCTTCAATTTCAGGAGTAGGATCTCCCATGACTTGTGTTCTGACAGGGCCACCTGCAGGAAGTAATTCTTTATAAGCTTGTGCTTGAAATTGTGTTACAGCTTCTGATAATAATGGATGAGTAACACCTGATGCTCCTGCAAAAGGTTTTGCTCTTTCTTCATACTTAAATCCAAGTAAATCTAGTCCATTTTTATAACTGTCTTCCCAATCAGCTCTAGAACTTTTGTCATCTTCATAGTTATCTTGTAAATCAGTAGATATTTTAGTTAATAAGCTATCATCTAAAAACTCTGATATATTAGCATTAAAATCTGTTTGATCTGTTTTTTGCTGAGAAGGATCAAAATCAAGAGTAACTCCTCCATCTTCCTCTGGAATAACTTCTATTCCATTATTCATGTTATCTGGTTTTGGTAATTCTATAGATTGCCCAACTTCTTCTATTTCAAGGTTATCTTTAAATTGCTGTATTGTTTTCTCAACCATTAATAAACTCCTATAGGTCTTAGTACATCGTTAATTGATAATAAAGGATTATACACATTTTTTTTCTGTACTACACCTCCATCTTTAAAGTATTGTGGATACGGTGTCAACATATCAGGTGTTAATTCAAGTAAAAATGTTTCTACTTTTTCTCCTGCATCTCCAAAATCTACAGTTCCAATAGACAATTCTGAATTTTTCATTTTAGCTATTCTTCTAAGAGACTCTTCTGAATTACTTGTAAAGTGTGCTCCTGTGTGATCAACGGCTTTTGGTCCACCATATTGCATATCATAAGCTACATGTTTACCACTTCTATTGGGATCAGTAGGATCAAGTTTTATGCCTCTTGTAGGATTTGCAGCTTTGACTGCTTTAGCAGGTGCTACTGTGTAATGAGAAGGAGCATCTTTATTAATTTGTAAAGCATTATTTTCATCAAAATAAAACCTTTTTTTAGCGGCTTCGTACACATCATTTTTAATTAAAGCATCTACCCAATTTTTTTGGTTTTTAAAAGGTATATTAGGAAATAATTGACTAGGGTCAATTGAATCAATTCTGTTGTTAATATTTTTTAAAGCAGTGTCTCTTATTTCAGAAGCTTGATCAAGCATTTTAAACATTGTAGGAGTCATTCTATCTAAATCCATCTTAGATATGTTTTCAAAAACTTCATCAGCTTTTTTTAACATTTCTATTTCTCCTTGTATTTCTGATAAAGTTGCTGGCATGGGTCTAAATATATTTTCTAGTCGTTCTTGTGTCTCTTTAAGTACATCTGGTCGTTGTGTTTCAATTTCTGTAAGAGATTGTAAATCTTTCTTGAGTTGTGATTTAAGACTAGCTGCTTTTTGTAAAAAGTCTGATTGTATTTCATCTGCTGTGTTAACAACAATTTTTTTACCTGTTGCAGCTGTTCCTAGTCTATTACTATTAAGTGACCAACCTATAACATAAGGTTCTCCTCCTAATTTATTTTTTACATTAAAGTCAAAATCATCTGTAACCTGTCTCATAGAACTATGGTTTTCATACCTTCTTACCTCATCAGGAAGATAACCAACATCTCCTCGTATGTCTTGAGAATCTATCCAAAGAACTCTTTCTTCTCTACTTCCATTAATATAGTTCACGTGTCGTCCTGAATTACCATACTTTAAATTCTGTGCATAATCTCCATATTTAGATGACTGTATAAAATTTGAAGGAGAACTACCTGCAAGTTCTGCAATTTCGTCGTATGTAATAGGAGCATCTAATGTAAATTGTTGTGTTTTATTATTGAAGCCTCCTTTTTTATTTAAATACTGTCGAATATAAGAATCTTGTAGTTCGCTTTCTTTAATTCCAATTGATCTAAAATAATCCTGCCATTCTTTAGCAGGCATAGCTATACTATCTCTCGAAACATCTTGACCTTTAATAGTAAGATTACCTGTAGGAGAGTTTAAAGCTTGACTAAGTCTTGAATAGTAAAGTCTATTTGTTCCAGAACCTACGACTGAATCAGGGGTCATGGTAACAGTTAGTTGTGTTCCTGTTTTTTTCTTTTTAACTTTTACAGGAACTTCTACTTGTTCTACTCTAAATGTTGAATTTTCTATATTACCTAATTGAAGTGCTTTTTCATTTGCTTCATCATAAGTTTTAGCTTGAAAAACTTTTTGTCCTTCAGGACCATAAACATTAAAACGTGGTTCTGTTTTTGAAGCTAATCTAGGATTAGCAAGTACCTTTTGTTGAGACTTTTGAATATTGGTAACTGTTTTAGGTGGATTACCTACCATTGCCCAATCAAAGACTGGTTTAAAAAACCCTTTGAGTCCTGCGGCTTCTACTTGAGGAATAAAGAAGTTTCCTACTTTAGATAACATGGACTCGTTGTTAGGGGAGCTTGGCTCTTGGTTCTCTTCTGACATGACTTGGTCTCCTTCTGCATAACCACGGATCTCGCCTCCTTCTGCTTTAGTTCTAAGTTTATCTTGATAAGCTGCACCTCTTCCACGTTGCCTTGGAATTGGAAACCGTCTTTTTATAAATCCTACTTGAAGGGTGCCTTCTTTTTGTATTTGAGGCTTTGGACCTTTTGCTATCTTTTCAAATTCTCTTCGAGCCGCTTCAATTATAGTTTGAACTCCTGGTTTATCAATAGCTCCAACTTGAAAATCTTCATAAACATTTTTATATTCAGGATTTTTTATTGTAATATTTGTCAAAGCTCCTGTTCTTTGATTTATTTTATCGAACTTAGATATAATTTCTCTTGCGTCTTCCATAGAAGTTTTACCTCTCTCAACATCTTTTTTTAAATCTACAAGCTTTATTTCAATTTGTCTTTGTGTATCTATATTTGTATTTCCAAAATTTAAACGCATGCTGCTTACAAAGCCACCTACTCCTGGAATTGGATCATCCATTCTAAGAGCAAAATCATGACTGACATTTAGAGTAAAATCCATTGTTTTACCTTTTCCCTCTAATTTCACACCTTTAAATTGTTCAGGATAATTTTCTTTGTACTGTTTTAACATGTCATTAATTTTTCTTTGTGCAAAAACTCTTTGATCCTCTAATCTTTTGATTCCTTTTAAATCTTTAGCAAAAGTTTTTTTCCAATTAGGAAATTTTGTTTTAAAATCATTCATATAAAATTCAGCAAATTCTTCTCTATTCATTGAAGAACTTTTAC